GTTGCATTTTAGCCTTAGGTTTAGGCTTTGATTGTGAAGCTTGAACAGATTTCTTTTTTCTTGCCATAATTAAGCGAGTTAAAAAAGGAACTTCTTAAATACCATCAGATTTATACGGGAAATATAATTATAGCAACCCGTACATTTCGTTAAGCGTGAAAACACTCGACCTTAGGTTTGGTAAAGTGAATGTTTTCTCGAGGTAAGAACAGAATCTATCCAGCATCGGAAAGTATCTCTCGTCTGTATATATTTCGTTTCGGACGGAAGAGGCAATTTGGTAAGTCTTAACAGGGTCAAACCCGCCTTTATGGATTGAGTAAACAATCTTTTCAGGGCGCGTAGAATTAATAAGATAACCACGAGGATTCGGCGTAACTTTCATAGAGAGAAAATCGTGATCAAAAATATTATCACTCAAGTTCTCTATTTTGGCACAAAGCCCACAAGTCGCTAATTCATTCACAAATTTCACAGGATCAATTTCGATGTCAAAAGACAAACGAACATCATCACCCATAATATCGAGCATGTACTTTTCGCCAAGCTTTATCAAGTCATAAGGTGAAAAACCAAACTTGAGCAAGGTTGCAAATATTGCTGCACAAACGAAGATGCTGTTCTTCCAAATGGTGAGAGGTTCACCGGAAGGTTCAACACCTTCTACCAAAGAGCCGCGACCGTTTGAGTGGACTGCAATCCACTCACGGAGCGCGCCTGTGGCAAGTTGTGTTATGTTAATTAACGAAGGGTCAGTGTGGCAAAGACGGGATATAAAATAGCTATTCAAAAAATGAATTTCTTGTGTGAAGCAACACTCTAATGAAGCTATATCTAATGAAAAATGGTGTTTAAATTTCTTGTGACGCAAGATGCGGTCAGTAAATTCACCATAGTACTTCGACATACCAATACAAATTGGGGATTGATCGTGGTGGAGCAACAACGTATCAAAGGTGTCTGCAGTGTACTTAATCGTAAGTATATGCAAGTCCATTGGGCCGTTAGCCACAACACGTTCTTTCTCTAACTTCTTCGAGATGGGTAATGCTTCAAACTTCGGAAAAACGTTAAAAATAGGCATGTATTCTCCAGCCAAAAGTTTTGCACTACACTCTTGTAATAAGCGTGGAATAATTGCTGGCTCGCAATCTATGACGCTCCTCTTGTCACCGTGAAAACCGTTTCCGGCAGACGCGCTGAGGTTGAGGTGCTCCACAATCTGATCGCAAGTCAATACTACATTTTTCTCAGGAACTAAAGTATCTAAATAACTAAAAAGTATGTTATAAGCATCCCATAACCGTTCAGTAAGTTCTGGCTTTGAAGCCACACCTGCTAAAAGTTTGTTATAACTCTTATCATATGCTAGCGCACTAGAGGGAGCAAAGAAAAATCCAGTGTCGGGTTGGTCCCCGAGCCAGTTGGAAAATAAGCTCTCTACATGTGTTTGACTAAGTAATTTATGAAGGGTTTGGGATGCGGCCCATCTTCCAGACAATCTTGGACGAAAATCTAAAGACGGACCGCTTTCTAGTTTAAAAACTCTCTAGGGGGTAGAATGGACACTCCGAACTTTTGGTTCTTGTTGGAGGCGTCCTTCCTGATGTGGTGAAAACCAAACACTTTATTTGTTTGGCCAACCAAGACTGAACCACAGTCACCCGCCGAAGTGGCGTTTTGGTCATCGAACATATACATAATAATGTTGTCCTTGACTTTGGTAACCGTGACAGTCTTCGAAACACAGTGCCCGTTGGTATCGTAACCAGCCAAAATAAGGCGGT